AAAAAAAAAAGACTAAGACTAAAACCTTGGGAGGAAGAAGAATCTTCCACGAGGTCCAGGTTCAGTAGGCCACAGCCGTTCTTTCTGTTCATGAGATCTAGATGTTGGAGTCCAGACTTGTGCACGTAAATCAATGAGCTCTGGAAAAGGCGAGAGGACCATGAGGTCGACTTCGTCTTGAGTCATTGCTTCTGTGCGAACTAACCAGCGCAGTGATCGCGAGGTAGGCTTGTCACCTTGTTCTCTTGCGTCTTCGTAAAGTTGACGTACGAGAGCGTAGAAACGTGGTGAGCATCCATGAGATGCGTAAGCCAGACCGAGACAGGCAGAGATGAGCTCTTCATATTTTCCAGGAGTTTCAGGAAACATGAGGTGTCGGAGCAGATCTTCGTCTGTGCGATAGGGTAAGCCGTAACGATTGAAGTAACCGAGAACTGTCAAACCGGAGAGTCGGTTCGATATCTCGCTCTTCTTCGTGTTGAGCTTTGCGTTGAAGTAGTATAGTGCGGAATCGGCCATCTTGTCTAAGAAAGAAGGTCCGTATATGACGTACATTGCCTCGTAAAACGAAACAAGCGAATCATCACCTTGTACTCGAATCCAGAAGTGTGGAGAACGAATGTTAATGCCGAGAGAAGACAAAACAGTGAGAATCATAATCATATTTGCAAAAGAATCCATGAGTTGAGTTTGTTGAAAGCCAGAGCCGAATCCATTTCGTAACCATTCATAAAGCTTACCGTTAGGAAGAAGAATAGGAGTGTGAAGGATAGCATAGGTCATCCAGGACCATAGATTTTCAATCCGCTTGGGATTGGTTTTTGCATTGGGATAGAAGGAAGTGGGTTGGTATCTACTGAAGTCGAAGTAAGAGCGCCAAATCATGTGGACAGTTGAGATCAGGTCGAACAAGAGTCGCTTGTCGAATTGAGACCAATCTGCAGTGATGAATGTTGAGGGCGTTCCACCTTTCTGGGCTTCGGTGAAGAGCTTTCTCCATCCGCCGCGTATCATTTCTCGTCCCCATAGCATGCGTCCGATGTCTTCGTTGTTCAGATATTCTGCTTGTAGAGGCCAGATAAACATGTTCTCAGCGAAGAGTAACAGCTTTGGGCATCCGAAAACAGCTCTGATCTTGTCGGGCTCGTCGTGTGCGACGACGTGTGCACGAGCGTGAAGAGTGTGCCAGAAGTAAGGAACAGGGGTTCCGTTCTTCCAGAATGGAGCAACTCCATCTTTGATTTGATGGATGAGGGTTCGATTGTGATAGAATATCTCAGAGTATAAATTATGAAAAGAAGGTCGTTG